GGCAGGCAGCAACGAATACGGCATGACGATCCAGCCGCGTGAACGCATCCCGGCAAATATCAGGCGCAAGGCAGCATGAAGCGCAAGCCGACGGCGCTTAAGAAGTTGCAGGGGACGGTGAACGTCACGCGGCATAACAAATACGAGCCGCAGCCGGAAACCGATCTTGATCCTGTCCCGCCCGACTACCTGACACCGAGCCAGAAAGACGGCTGGGCCTATGTCATGCGCCACGCGCCGCGTGGTCTGCTGAAATCACTGGATCGCGCCGTCTTGGTGATCTGGGTCGAAGCCGAAGACCGGCATCGCACTGCCATGATGACGCAGGCGAAGCTGGACGCCGGCAATCAGATGCCGCTGTTGACCAAGGGCAAGGATGGCTTCCCCATCTCGTCACCGTATCTGCGAATTATGAACCATGCATCGCTGATCATGCTGCGCTGCGCCTTGGAACTCGGTTTCTCGCCAGCCAGCCGGCCACGCATCCAACTGATTCCAGGTCATGCCGCCCCGTTGATCGAGGGCGAGATTGATCCTTGGGACGAGCTTGCCAAGGATGTCGCTTAGTCGCGACCACGTTTCCCCTGCCATCGAGTTTGCAGAACGCATGGCTGACGATGCCGGCGCATGCAGGACTGCGCGCATGTCTGCTTCCAGGTTCATCCGCGAATTGCAGGAAGCTCGGGCAGGTCATAGCCCCTGGCAGTTTGACGAAGCACTGGCGAACCGCGCGATGATGTTCGTGTCGATGCTGCCGAACATCAAAGGTCCTGAAGCCGGCAAGCCGCTGCGCTTGATGGACTGGCAGCGGTTCGTCTACGCGAACCTGTATGGCTTCGTGGAAGCCGGCACGAAGGTCCGCCGGTTCCGGCAAGCCTTCATCGCCGTCCCTCGCGGCAACGGCAAGACGACCATTGTTGCCCCGGCTGCGCTTTACTCGACGTTCATGGAACGTGAGGGCGGCGCGGAAGGCTACGCCGCAGCCGTGACCAGGGATCAGGCACGCATCCTGTTCGACATGGCGCAGCAGATGGTCCGCAGGACATCCCGCATCCAGAAGCCGCCGCATTCCGTCAAGGTCATGGTGAATGCGATCTTCCAGGAACACACCGCCAGCCGGTTCGCGCCGATCAGTTCAGACGCGAAGGCGCTGGACGGTCTGAACGTGGCGATAGCGGTCTGCGACGAGATTGCCAGCCACAAGACGCAGCAGGTCTACGACGTTCTGCGGACTGCCATGGGCAAACGTCAGCAGCCATTGCTGATCGGCATCACGACCGCAACCGACAACACGGCAGGCATCGGCAAGCAGTTATGGGATTACTCGCTGCGGGTCCTGGAAGGCATCCAGGACGATGACCGGCTTTTCAGCCTGATCTATACGGCAGACGCCAAGGACGACCCCTGGCACGAGGATACGTGGCGCAAGGTCAATCCTGGCTGGGGTCAGTCAGTCATGCCCGACGCGATCCGCAGCTTCGCCAAGCAGGCAAGGAACAACGCCTCGCAGGAGTCCATCTTCAAGACGCGCCACCTGAATATCTGGGTCGGTGCTGACGATGCGCTGTTCAGTATGCGCCACTGGCAGGAATGCAAAGACCCATCGCTGTCCATTGACGACTTCGCCGGTCAGCCTTGCTACATCGGCGTGGACCTTGCCAGTAAGACCGACCTCACCGCCATCGGCATCGTGTTCCCTGACGGCAACGGATACGCCGTATTCGCGCGCTGCTACCTGAACCAAGACGCGGTGAACGAAGCGCGCAATCCTTCCTATCCAGGCTGGGCGCGTGATGGTCAGTTGATCATCACACCAGGAAACGAAACCGACTTCATGCGGATCGAGGCAGACATCCTGGAACTGTGTCAGCGGTTCCAGGTCCAGGCGGTTGCGTTTGATCCATGGAACGCGGTGCAGCTTTCACAGCGCCTAATGGCTGAAAGCGTGCCGATGGTGGAGATGCGCCAGAACGTCCAGAGTTTCAGCGAGCCGACCAAGGAACTCGACGCCGCAACGCGCGCTGGCCGGCTGCGCCATGACGGCAACGGCCCGCTGGCATGGTGCATATCGAATACCGTTGGCCACTACGATGCACGCGGCAACGTCATGCCGCGCAGGTCACGCGATCAGAACAAGATCGACGCGACGATGGCAGTGATCATGGGGATTGCTCGCAGCATGTCGCACGTCGATGCAACCTCGGTCTATGAGAGCCGTGGTTTGCTCGTCCTGAGTTAGTCTCAACAGAAACGGAGTTACATATGCCTCGCGTGAAAGGTTTCCTCCGCGTCATCGGTAGGCGCGGTCTCGGCCATCCTGATCAGGGCTTGCCCGGTGAAGGTGGCGAAATTGACAACGAGCTTCCCGAGGAACAGCCGGGAATTGACAACGAGCTTCCGACGCCGCCGCCCGGTATCTGGCCACCCTTGACGCCCAGCCATCCAATCCAGCCAGCGCCGCCTGGGACGCCTCCAGGCGCAATCTGGCCACCTGTGGGCGGGCGTCCAGAACGTCCAGTGCGTCCTGACCAGGGCCTGCCGGGTGGGCCGGTGCGTCCTGACCAGGGCCTGCCGGTTCAGCCACCAGCACCTGACCAGGGACTGCCAGCGCCCAAGGTCTACTGGGTCGTCGCCGGCATCCCCGGCGTAGGCTGGCGGTATGTTGCCGTTGATCCGGCAGCAATCCCGCCTCGACCCGAGCCGAAGTGATCTAGCGTAAGGTCCTGCCGAGCGTGTTCGCCCCCGCAGTCTTCAACCTGAAACTGTATCGCGGTGATACCGCGACCTGGGTGTTCACGCTCTGGCAGGACCGCCAGCGCACGCAGCCGGTCGACCTGACCACTGCCTCGCCCAAGTCCGAGATACGCGAGCGCCATGGCGGGACGCTGATCCTGGCGTTGCCACTGAAGACCACGCTGCCGAACGTCATCCAGGCTGATCTGTCGCAGGAGGACTCGCTGAAGCTGAACAGGCGCAGCGCGGTCTGGGACCTTCAGTTGACCTTGGATGATGGCACCGTTGCGACCGTTGTTTCCGGCCATGTCTTCGTGACGCCATCTGTGACGGACTCTGCCTGATGCCTGACATCATCACCGGCATTCTTGGCGAGCCGCGCGCCATCGACATTCTCGTTAAAACCGGCATGCCTGGACCGCCAGGGCCGGAAGGTCCGCAGGGTCCAGAAGGTCCAGCAGGTCCGACAGGTCCTGAAGGCCGCGTCACCACCATCGTTGGCGTGTTCGGTCTGGTAGCATCGCCTGGGGACCTGCCGCTGGACGGTCTGATCCCTGCCGACTTCGATGGTCCAGGCAGACCGCCGGTCGCGCTGCAAGTCATCATCGGACAAGGCGTGGTCTACCAGCCATTGGACGATGATCCGCAGGCGCAGCATGTCTTCGTATACACAGGCGATGAATGGATCAGCCTGGGGCCGGTGACAGGTCCGATTGGACCGGAAGGACCCCAAGGCGTTCCAGGTCCAGCAGGACCGCAAGGCAGCATCGGCCCGCCCGGTCTGCAAGGCGTCCAGGGCGTGCGCGGCGACCAGGGCGTAGCAGGTCCAGCAGGTCCAGCAGGTCTGCCAGGATCAGCCGGCCCGCAGGGCGGCATCGGTCCAGCAGGTCCGCGTGGCGATCCAGGCATCCAAGGTCCCCAAGGCGACCAGGGGGAGCAAGGCCCGCAGGGCATTGAAGGTCCGCCGTCATTCCCCGACGCGCCTCCAGGCTTGACGTATGGCCGGCTGAATCACGGCTGGATTGCAGTGCTGCCCCTGACCGGCGGAACGCTCCAGGGCGGTCTGACGATCAATGGCGAAACACTGTTGCTGGAAGCATCACGAGCAAGGGCGGCGTTCTCGCTGGACCTGGACCCGACGCAGCCTGACCATGCCGTGACCAAGCGGTATGCGGACGGTCTGCCACCTGACCTGACGCCGTATCTACGCCTCGATGGCGGGCAGATGCTAGGACCGCTGGCGCTCGCGGCTGATCCGGCAACAGACCTGCAAGCTGCGACCAAGCGTTATGCAGATGCGCTGGTCCCTGACCTGGGACCGTATCTCCGCAAGGATGGCGGACAGATGACCGGCGCGCTGCTGCTGGCGGCTGATCCGGTTGTCGCGGATCAGGCAGCCACCAAACGCTACGCCGACTCGCTGCTGCCTGACCTGACGCCGTATCTTCCCAAGGCTGGCGGGCAGATGGACGGCACGCTGATAACAGCGCGCGGCACCAGCGTCACTGATCCAGGTCTGGCAATCGGCGACAATTCAACCGGCTTCTACCGCACCGGCAACGTCGTGGTTGTCGGGATCAGCGGCGAAGTCGTCATGCAGTGGTTCTACAATCAGATGATGGTTGCCGTGCCGATAAGCATGGTCAATCAGAAGATCACTGCACTTGGCATGCCGACTGCGCCGCAGGATGCCGCAACCAAGTCTTACGTTGATACGCAGCAGCGGTCGCCTGCATTGCTTTACAACGTCCCGATTGATTTCCCGCTTCCCGAGACGGGTGAATGGCTCAACCTGGATGTCCGAGCCTACCCGATTCAGCGCGGCGGTATTTCGCGGATCATGGTCAGCCTGTCAGCCAATGTGAAGCTGACCGGAACAGGCGGACCAAACGGGCAAGGCATCGTGCTTGCAGCCGCGCGCATCATGGGCAACCCCGAGCGTCGCGTCTGGATATACGGTATGCAGCTTCTGAGCGGCGAGCGCACGGCAACCGGCTTCACGGTCAACCTGTATGCGGATGTCACCGGATTTAATCCGGTCGTGACCATCCAGCTTCGATTGGTGGACGGTGGCAGTGCTGCACCACTCCAGCCGGTTTCGATCACTGGCGGCGATGCGAGTGTGACGGATCGCTCGCAATACATGATCGTAGACCTGGGGCCAGCAACATGACCTTGCGACCATACGGTTCCCTTCAGGGCACGGCGCGCGAGCCGCGTCTGATGATGCCGGCAGTCCAGAAGGCCGATGCTGCTGTCACGTCTACCTTGGGCGGTCTGGGCTGGCCGCAGCCGATGCTGTATGCCGCGCTTGGTGGCTATGCATCGAATACCGGCGTGCCGGTCACGCCGTTTACCGCGCTGCAAGCCGCAGCGGTGTATGGCTGCATTCGTGCAATCAGCCAGGACATCGCAATGCTCTCGCCGTTCATCCGGCGAAAGCTGGGCGGCGGCGGATACAAGCGCGAGCTAAGGCATCCGCTCAACAAGGTCTTCGTCAGGCCGAACCGCTGGCAAACATGGTTCGAGTTTATCGGCTACGGCATTACGTCGCTCTGCCTGCGCGGCAATGCCTTCGTGGTAGTCGAACGTGATAGTGACGCGAACCCCATAGAGCTTGTCCCCATCGCTCCTGATCGCTGCACGATCATGCTGACCGATGATGGTGAACTCTGGTATCGCATCAATAGCCGCCGGCTTGGATACGGTCTGGTCGTGCCGCCTGATGACATGATCCACATTAAGAATATCAGCATGGATGGGTATGTCGGTGTCTCCCCCATCGCCATTGCGCAGGATGTCATCGGCCTTGCACTGGCCACGCAGCAACATGGAAGCGTCCTGTTCCGCCAAGGTGGGCAGATCGGCGGTGTGATCAGTCATCCTGGCAAGCTATCCAAGGAAGCAGCAGACCGCATCGCCAATTCCTGGCGCGAGACGCATGCCGGCGTGCAGAACGCCCACAAGGCTGCGGTGCTTGAGGAAGGCATGAAATTCGACAAGGTGGCGATCACCAACGAGGAAGCGCAGTTCCTGGAGACACGCCGCTTCCAGGTTGTCGACATATGCCGTCTGTATGGCGTGCCACCGCACCGGCTTGGCGAACTTGACAAGGCAACGCTGAACAATATCGAGCAACAGAATCAGCAATACGTTGACAGCGCGCTAAAGCCGGTCACGCGGTCGCTGGAACAGTTGTTCGATCATCACCTGTTATTCGATGACGAGCGTATGACCTTGGAATGCAAATTCGACTTCGATGACATGACCAGGGGTGACCTGCTGACGAGGTTCCAGGCATATCAGATCGGCACGCTCAATGGCTGGATGTCACGCAACGAGGTGCGCGCCAGGGAGAACATGAACCCGATAGACGACGGCCACGGCGACGAATACCGCGTGCCGTTGAACACCGCTGTGCCAACTGACCAGCCGCCAACCGCAGAAGCGCCGTCCGAGGCAAGCAATGCACCCACTGCCGCTGCGCCGCAGCCGCAACCTGGAGGGGCCGGGGGATGATGATCGTCAGCGCAACGCAGTTTAAGACCTTCAACCGGGGCCGGAACGTGACAAGGGGTGCCATTGGCATCCGCAAGCAGATCATCGGACCTGCTGAAGCCATGACCGGCGACGTGCGGGCGTTGCGCTTCACGATCAGCACTGATGCCGTTGACCGCGAGCAGGACAAGATCGCCATCGCCGGTTGGGACCTGAAAAACTACAAGCAGAACCCGGTAGTGCTCTGGGGCCATGATGCATCCAGGCTGCCAATCGGACGCGCGTTCGATGTCAAGGTTGAAGACGGCGCATTGAAGGCATCCGTCGAATTCATCCCGCAGGACACGCCGGAAGGTGGCCAGTTCGCGGAGTCGGTCTACCGGCTGGCGCGCGGCGGCTTCATTGCTGCCACCAGCGTAGGCTTCAGACCTGTTAAGTGGTCATACACGCGCGATGCAGCACGCGGCGCGGATGACTGGTTCCCCGGCATCGACTTCGAGGAACAGGAACTCGTGGAGCTATCCATTGTCACCGTTCCGGCAAACCCCGAGGCGCTGATTGACGCGCCAGGACCGGGCGAAGGAACGGCAGTCGCGTCCGACACCCCGCCGACAACCGGCGAGGAAGTGACATCGCTTAATCAAGAATTAATAACAGCACGAGCGCGCCGCCGACGCGCGTTCCAACTTGCCCTGGCAAACGAAGTCTAGGGCCGCGCACGTCCACCAATCACTGCGCGGGAACGCGCTGCACAAAGGGATATGAACCATGGCCACCTTGTCTGAAAAACACCGCGAACTGAAGCGTCGGCGCTCCGAGATTGTCGCCAAGATGGGCGAGCTTGTGAAGGCCGATGATGATGACAAGCCGGAAGACGAGCAGCAAAGCACGTTCGACCAGTTGTCGTCTGCCCTGGCTGCCATTGACCAGCGCCTGCAACGTGTCGCCGCTGCCATGCAGGCAGCAGCAGAAGGCGCACAGGATGCCGCAGAGGGTGATCCTGATGACGATGACGACAAGACCGTGCAACCGGGCGGCGGCTTCCGCCTGCGCACCACGACGACACCGCCGCGTGCCAAGCGCGATCCTGATGCCGGTCTGAAGGACAAGCGCGGCGTCAAGGCAGCACGCTACGTCATTGGTCTGCTGCATGCCCGCTTCCATCATGTCTCGATGGAGAAGGCAGCCGAGTTCGTGACCAACCGCTTCGGTGATGACATCGTGGCCAGGGCGCTCAACTCGGGCGTGACCGGCGAAGGTGGCGCGCTCATTCCGCAAGATTTCATGGCGGACCTGATCGAGCTTCTGCGTGCCATGACGGCAGTGCGCGGCGCGAACCCGATGGAAGTCGGGATGCCGATGGGCAACTTGACAATCCCGCGTCTGGCCGGCGGTGCCACTGCTGCCTACCAGAACGAACTTGACGACATCGGGATCAGCCAAGAGCGGTTCGATGATGTCAACTTCGTCGCCAAGAAATTGACGGCGATGGTTCCGGTCAGCAATGACCTGATCCGCCGTTCACCGATTGGCGTCGAAGAAATCGTCCGCGATGATCTGGTCCAGACCATCGCACGCCGCGAAGACCTTGCTTTCATCCGTGGCGATGGCACTGACAAGGGACCGGTCGGGCTGCGCCATCTGGTCCAGGCATCCAACCTGATCACAGTGACTGCGATGCCGGCCACGCCGGCTCCAGGCGATCAACTGACGGCAATCCTGTCGGGCGCGTCGGCTGCCATCCTGGCATTGCAAAACGGCATGTCGCGGATGATCCGGCCGACCTGGATCATGGCACCCACGATTGCCCGCTTCATCAGTCTGGCGCGCGATCAGGTGGGCGGCTTCTACTGGAAGGACGAAATCGAGCGCGGCATGTGGGAAGGCTATCCGATCCGGCTGACGCAGCAGATACCCACGAACCTTGTCATGGGTGCCAATACCAAGGCATCCGAAATCTATTTCGTGGACATGGCTGATTTCGTCATCGCGGACACATACAACGTGGTCGTGGATGCATCAGACGTTGCCGCCTACAATGATGGAACGTCGATGGTGAGTGCCTTCCAGCGTGATCAATCGCTGTTCAGGGTGATTGCCGAGCATGATTGCAACATGCGTCACCTTCAGTCGCTGGTGGTCCTGCTGACGCAGGATTGGGCCTTTACCGGCGTTCCTGGATCGCCTGGGGCACCTTGGACGACACAGCCGCTCAATCCTACGTGGTCGCAGGCGGCAGCCGTCAGACCGGCGCTGGCGACCGGCGCGAACCCACCGCCTACGTTGACCGATCCGGCATAAGGAGTCGCAGCATGTATGTGATGGCGGTGGAAGGCATCCCGCAACGCGATCAGGTCGTGACCTTCAGCCAGCACTGGGCAAGCTACAATCCAGGTGAAGTCGCGAGCTTCACGGCTGGCGAGAAGCAGGTCCTGGCCGACAAGGGCGTGATCCTTTCACCGCCATCGAACGTCTCAGTGCCTGCCGTGCAACAGGTCGGGTCCAATCTGACTTGCACGATGGGAAACTGGAACGGCACGCCGACCAGCTATGCCTACCAATGGCGAGTCAACGGCGTGAACGTCGGGACGAACTCGCCTACCTATGCCACGCAAGTTGCCGACGTGGGACTGACCGGGACCTGCATCGTGACGGCAACCAACGCAGCAGGATCAACAGCCGCGCCGCCATCGAATGGCGTTGTCATCCAATGAAGGACTGACCAATGAGTGAGTCGTATACCAATGGCACGCTCGTCAGCATGCGAACGCTGCGGCGCTTCCAGCACTACAATCAGGGTGAGATTATCGCCGTGCCCATGGCAGCCGCGCAGGACCTTGCAGCCAAGCGTCTTGCCACGCCGCTGAACCTGATGGTACCGCACGACCCGAACGCGCCGGCCCGCCAGACAGCACCGGCTGGCATCGTCAAGAAATAGCCGATGTATGCCGCGCTGCGTGTCATCCAGCCGCCGACAACCGAGCCGGTCACGACAGACCTTGCGCGTAAGCATTGCCGGATCGACGCGGACTATGACGATGACCTGCTGGCCATGTATGTGACCAGCGCACGCGAGTGGGCCGAGCAATATCTCAACCGGGCAATCTTCACGCAGAAGCTGCAATTCGCCGTCACCTGGGCACCGCCGCCAACCGCCACGCCGCTCGTGCCACAGAGCTTAATCGTCTTCCCGTTAAACTGGCCACCGCTGGTCAAACGACCGATAGAGCTACCGCGTGCGCCTTGCCAATCAGTCGAACAGATCACCTGGGGCGCGCTGGGCAACATGCAGGTTGCCGATCCTGACGACTACGACCTGAATCTGGCGGTCGAACCTGGATACGTTGCCGTCAAGCCGCAGCTTCTGCCCCGCATCCCGCAGCAGTCCATGATCATCGACTATACAGCCGGATACGACGACGGCGATCCTGATGCCGTCCCGATGGGCATCCGGCATGCGATCCTGCTGCTGACCGCCTTCCTCTACGAACAGCGGGGCGACGTATCAGCAGAAATGCCCGCCGCTGCGGCGCTCCTGATGGGTCCACACAGGCTGTGGACCTTCGCAGGCTGAACCATGCCGGATAACCCGTCAGGCGCTCTGGCGCAGTCTATAGGCTCGCTACGCTGGCTCGTGACGTTGTATCGCCGCGACCAAGCCCCGGCTGATGATCTGGCGTTGACCGAAAGCCTTGTCCCGCTGGCAACCGTTCACGCTGACATCCAGGCGACCAGACCGGGGACCTTCTACCAGTCGGTCCAGGTCGACACGCCGACCACGCACATGATCTTCATCCGCTGGCAGGACTACCCGAGCACCATCGAAGTCGTGGTCAGGACCACGCAACGCCCGGATGGCAGCCTGCGCAGCGAAGTCTACCGGGTGCGCCGGTCAATGGAGATTGCCGGCCGCAAACGCTTCATCCAGTTGGAATGCGAACTAGAGCGCAGCAGGACCACGCCGGATGACAGCGACGCGACGCGCAATGACCTGCTGACCGAACCCTATGACGGCGCGGCTGCTGCACCGTGAGCGACCTGAAGCTGACCGTCACCAACTGGGGCGGCGTCACGCTGGACAAGCGCGAGCTTAAAAAGCTCATGCGGTCAGCCGGCAATGATGTGAAGACCAAGACGGCACGCCTGATCAACAAGGGGAACGGCGGCGGGCGGCAGTATGGCAAGCACGGTGCAACGGCATACCGTCCAGCCGCGCCGGCATACCGCGCCAGTGCGCCAGGGGAGCCGCCAGCATCGCCTACCAACACGCTGCGCGGATCATTGAAGACATACGTATATGCAAGCGGCGAAGGCTTCGCCGTGCGTGCTCGTCAGTATTACGCGCTGTTCCTGGAAGCCGGCGCGCACGGTGGCGGCAATCCTGGCACCAGGATGCCGATCAACCGGCGCACTGGCCGGCGCGTGCGCGCGAAAGGCGTTTACACCAAGCGGGTGCTGGAGCCGCGCCCGTTCCTGGATCGTGTGATGGATCAGGAACACACCGAGATTGACCGCCGCGTGCGCTTGGCATTGACCAAGGCACTGACCTGGAAGCAGACCAAGTGATCATGGCGGCATTCATCTCCCAACTGCGGGCGAATGCGCCGATCTTCGGCGGACGTGTTGCCGGCGCAGCCGAGTTCTATGCAGGTCTGCGCAATTACAACACGTCGATGCCGCTGCCGGCTGCCTATGTCCTGCCGCTTGGCCAGGAAGCAGATCCCAATCAGGTCTGGACCGGGCTAATCCAGCAAGTCCACAAGGGCATCGGCATCGCAGTGGAACTTGACGCGCAAACTGACCGGCGCGGACAGGCACCGACCATGAATTTCGAGGATATCGAGCAACAGATATTCGCCTCGTGTCTCAACCTGACCATTGGTGATTGCCGCATGGTGCGCGGCGCATCCTTTACCGGCGCGCGATACCTGGACCTGGACCGGGCGCGCCTCTGGTATCAATGGGAGTTCGGCCTTGACTGGATGATCACAGATGCGGATGGCGTGCAGCCGCCTAGCATTCCGCTGGAAAGCATCGAGGTCGACATCTTCAAAGCGCCGGTAACGGCTGGTGATATGCCTGCCGCTGTCATCCAAATTCCGACCGGCGACAATCCGCAACCGCCGACCAATGGTCCGTGGCCTGATCCTGCTGCCAACCCATGCTGAAGGAGTCGCGCATATGATGGTTTATCCCGTAGAGGGTCGTGCGGTGCGCGATCCTCGCAACTTCCAACTGTTGCCGGCAGAGGGCCGCGAGGTTCCTGACGGTGATTCGTTCTGGCTGCGCCGGCTGCGTGATGGCGACGTGACCAATGAAGCGCCGGCTGCGCCTGATGAAGCGCGCCGCGTCGGGAGGGAATGACGATGGGTATCAACTTCACTTACTATCCAAGCTCCAACCGGGTCCCCGGCGTCTATGTCGAAATGGACCCGAGCCAAGCCAACACGTCGCAGGTCCTGCAAAAGACCTTGCTCATCGGGCAGATCACCGCAGCCGGCAACGCAACGCCTGATGTTCCTGTCCTGATTGAAAGCGTGGCGCAGGTCCTGACCTTATGCGGTCAAGGATCAATCCTGGCACAGATGGCGCAACGCTACCTGTCGATTGATACCTTCGGCGCGGTCTACATGCTGCCCCTGGCTGACAATGCAGCCGGTCAGGCAGCAGTGGGCACCATCACGCTTGCCGGCACCGCGACCGCTCCAGGCACGCTGAATATCTACATCGGCGGTGTGCTGGTTCAGGCACCAGTCAACCTTGGCGACACGGCTGCCATTGCCGGGGCTGCCCTGGCGGCTGCCATCACTGCCAATCCTGACCTTGCCGTGACCGCTGCGGCGGCTACTGGCGTGGTCACGCTGACCGCAAAGAACAAAGGGCTTGCGAGCAACGACATCCAGGTTCAGCAGAACTATCTGGGAACGGCAGGCGGCGAATATCCGGTTGCCGGTCTGACAGTGACGATTGCAGCCATGGCTGGCGGGACTGCTAACCCCTCGCTCGCGAACGGCTTGGCGAACCTGTCTTCGCAGCCTTACGACTTCATCTGTCTGCCCTACAACGACACGGCATCACTAAACGCCCTGCAAGGCTTCCTGTCTGATGCGTCTGGCCGCTGGTCCTGGCAGGAGATGATCTATGGCGGCGCGTTTGCTGCCTTCCGGGGCACGCTGGGCGAATGCACTGCCTTCGGCCTGCAACGCAATGACCAGCATATGTCGGTGATGCCGTTCAATGGTTCGCCTGATCCGGTCTGGATATGGGCGACAGAAGTGTGCGCGGCATCGGCTGCCAGCCTGCGCGTCGATCCAGGTCTGCCGTTGCAATACATCAACACCACGTTGAAAGCGCCGCCGGTTCCTGATCGCTGGACACTCGGGGAGCGCAACACGCTGCTTTATGACGGTCTAAGCAGCACGCGCGTCGGCGACGACGATACGGTGATCCTGGAACGGATGGCCACGACCTACCAGAAGAACGCAGCCGGCGCGAACGATGACTCATACCTGGACGTTGAAACCATGTATGGCTTGATGTTCGTGGCGCGTGACCTGTCGAACTACCTGCTGACACGGTATGCCCGCAAGAAGCTCGTCAGCGATCAGACCGTCATCCTGGCCGGTTCCAACTGCGTGAACCCGTCCATGATCCGCGCATCAGTGATCAGCGAATACCGCGCACTGGAAGCTGGCGGCTATGTCCAGAACAGCAGCACCTTCGCCAAGTCGGTTGTGGTGGAAGATGCTGGCAACGGTCTGGTGAAGATTCTCGCGCCGGTCGATCTGGTCAATCAGCTCCGGCAGATCGCAATCCTGCTTCAGTTCCGCAAGTCGTAAGGGGGTAACGATGGCTGCATGTGAACGGCTTGCCGGTATTACCGGCGTCACCATCGACGGCAATGCATACATGGTTGTCAGCGATGTCACTTGGTCGCCTGCAAAGTGGAAACGGGAAACGCTGGTCGGCCTCGATAGCGTGCATGGCTTCAGCGAGGTTCCCATCCAGGGCTTCATCGAGGCAACCTTGCGAGACAGCGGCGAAATCACGGTGGGCGACTTCAACGACATGCGCTGCGTAGAGGTCCTGGTGACGCTGGCCAATGGCAAGGTGGTCGGCGGTTCCAACATGTGGAACACCGCTGCGCTGGAAGTGCGAGCCGCAGAAGGGACCTTCCAGGTCCGCTTCGATGGTATCGACGTATCGGAGTCATAATCCATGGACATCATGGACAGTGAGTTCGCGGATGTCAGCGAGCCGGAACTTCCGGCCACGCTGGACATGGACATCGACGTGACGTTTCAAAAGAAACGGTTCACCAATTTGCACCTGGAGGAACCGACGGCAAAGATGCTGGAGCGCGCCGAGCTTGAATTGAATGTGCCTAATCCCACCGCATACATGTTTAGGCGCTACCAGATTGCACTAATCGCCGCCGTGGCCAAGGTCCCGCGCGAAGTCGTGCTGGAATTGCGCAACAGCCAACTGAAGGAGGCCTTCAGTTTTTTGTCCGCCATACTGAAAGATACCCCGGAGGATGGCGAGACCTCATCGCAGACCTGACTCGCTTCTGGCACTGGGGGCCGCATGATGCATGGGGCCTGACCGGCAGGGAATTAATCTGGTGGGCTGAACAGTCCCAACGCATTGCTGAACGCGAGAAGGAAGCAGCGAGCCGCTAATGGCTGGATATTCCGTCACCTATTCCGTCGTTGACAATGCGACGAAGCAAATCGAGGCAATCAACCGGCGCATCACCGCGATGCGTGCGCCGATGGACCGGATGTCGCGGCAAGTATCCAGGTTCGTTGACGTGTCCGGTCTGCGCAAGGTTGCGCAAGGCTTCGAGTGGATCGGCAAGGCTGCTTCCACTGTCCTGCGCACGCTGACTGCCATCGTCCCGGTGATGGGCGCGCTGACCGGCGCGGCATCCATCGCCGGTATGGTCAAGCTGGTGCAGTCCTATGCCTCGTGGTCACACCAGCTTGTCCAGAATGCCGACGACATCGGCATCACCACGCAGCAGTTGCAACAGTTCCAGGACGCGACGCGCCTTGCCGGCGGCGAAGCGTCCACGATGACCGACAGCCTGACCAGCTTGCACCAGACGATAGGCGACATCGCCATCGGCAAGGGCGGCACTGAAGCTATCCAGTGGTTCAACCGGCTGGGTATCAACATCCGCGATGCGAACGGCAACCTGCGCAGCGCCGCAGACCTGATGCCGGAAGTGATCCGCAAGGTCAGTGGTCTAACGGACCCATACGACCGCGCCAGTGCTGCAACCGCCACGCTGGGCGCGAGCGGCAGCAAATTGGTGGAGACGTTCCGGCAATCCAGCCAGACCTTCGGCCAATGGTTCTCGGATGTCAGCCGATACCAGGACCTGACCGACGAGCAGCGCAAGACGCTGCAACAGTTCAGCGAGGCGCAAGGCAGGGCCGGCGTTGCCATCGACCGGCTGGGGCAACAGATTTCGATTGTCCTGGCGCGCGACTTCGGCCCACTGCTTCAACGGTTCAGCGAGTTCGTAGAAAAGCACACGCCAGACATCATCAAAGCGGTTGACGAGATTTCGCAGAAATTCGCGGCGTGGCTGGAGAATGTGGACTGGACCAAGGTGCAAGCCGGCATCGAGAGCGTGATTGATGGACTCAAGTGGGTGGTCACGCACCTGGATACCATCAAAGATGTTGCCGAGGCGATTGCCGCAGCCTTCGCGTTGAAGTGGGCTGTCGGCATGGTTGCTTCCATTGGTCAGGTGGTGGTGGCACTTGGTCCATTGTCTGCTGCGCTCGCCCCCATTGCTGCTGCGCTTGCCTTGGTCACCACCTATGAAAAAAACAAGGCAGGTCAGAAGGACATCGAAGACAAAGCGAAGGCGATGGGCTTCGACCAGCAGTCAGGCGGCGCGTTCGGCCTGCCCACCTTCCACAATCAGGCAACCGGCGAAACGCTGTCATACGAAGACATGATGAAGCGCCAGGGCAGACCAGCAGGCGGCGGAGGCTGGCTTGAAAAGGGCCTGGAGCGGATGTGGAAGGGGCCTGAAGCTATCCAGCAGCAGGCAGCACCAGGACCGATGAACCTGCCGCAAGCCAATGCGCAGCGCGGCGCAGCCATCCGCGACAAGCTGGCGGCAGACCTGAACCTAACGCCGGATCAGGCATCAGGCTTGGTCGGCAACCTGCAAGCGGAGTCAGGTCTGCAAGCCGTCCAGGAAGGCAAGCCGATCAGCGGGCGCGGTGGCTTCGGTTGGGCGCAATGGACCGGACCACGCCGCGATGCCTTCGAGGCATATGCCAAGGCGAACAACCTGGACCCCAAGAGCGACGAAGCGAATTATGGCTTCCTGCGGCAAGAGCTAAACTCCCCGGAATATGCCGGCATGATGGGCCGGCTGCGCGGCACAAAGTCTTCCGGTGAAGCGGCCTCGCTGGTCGAACGCGAATATGAACGTCCAGCCGTCAGCAATGCCGGCGTGCGGATGAACTACGCGAACCAAATTGCCAGCGCCAAGGCACCGCCTGTCCAGGTTGCGCAGGCACCGCAGCCGGTCAACGGCGCGGTCGATGTTTCCATCACGCATAAGAACCCGCCACCGAACAGCGCCGTAACGGCCAGCGGATCAGGATCAGTGAACGTGGCACCCGTGCGCGTCGAACATCAGGACATGGCCAGCATATGAGCGACTTCACCGGGCTTGTGACGCAGACGCTTGGAACGTCACGCATCATCGACAATACCGGCGAAAGCTGGGCCGATGGTTCATGGTTCCTGCAACTTCAACCGGGGTCCTGGCGCGGCGTCGGCTTCGTGCTGGATGCCGGCGACACGGTGGCCGGTCGGCGTGTCGCCATCCACGAATACCCATACCGCGATGATGCCTGGGCAGAAGACCTGGGCAAGCTGCCCCGGCGCTTCTCGGTCCAGGCTTTCATGGTGGGCGATGATGTCTACCAGCAGCGGGACGCCATGATCGACGCCTGCGAACAGCCTGGACCTGGGACGCTGGTGCATCCCACGCTTGGCAGCATCGAATGCGTTATGCTGGAGTTCCAGGTGACAGACCGGCGCGAGCGTGGCCGCGTGGTCGAGGTTCAGTTCTCATTCATCATTGCCGGCGACGTCCAGTTTCCGTCCACCATGATTGCCACAGGTCAGAATGTCCTGGCGCAAGCCGGCGCGCTGAACATGGCATCCGCCTCGGACCTGGGGATTTCGCTGGCCGGCATCGGCAACGTCGCACGGCAGGCAACGGCAGGCATCAGTCAGTTCACCAGCATGGCATCCGGCTCGATGAATGATGCCTCGCGCATATTCAACTGCGTGCGCGGTCTGCAAGGCTTCTATGGCCGGTTCGGGACCGGCAGCCGCACAACCATGCAGCCAGCCACCGCGACCGTCCAAAGCGTTCTGAGCGATGCCACGAAGGCCCGCACGGCAGTCTACGCCGCAGCCGGTCTGGTCAACCTGACGGCAAGCCTGCTGTGAGCACGCAATCTGATGCCTTCGCGTCGGCAGGCGTGGCGCTGTGCAATGCCGTTGCCGAGTCTGCCTCTGATCCGGCTGACGCCATCCGACTGCTGCTGATCCTGGCCGGTTGGGTGCCGGTGCCGGTTCCTGGCTTCGGTCCATTGGCACAGAAAGCGCAGACGGCCCAGGACGCCATTGCCGACAACCTGAGATGTGCCGCGTGCGCAGCCTTGGCAGTCGCCACACAGGCATACCAGCCGGTCAGCTATCAGGATGCGTTGGCCACCCGCGATGCCGTGTGCGCTGCGCTGGACGCGCAGGCGACCAGGACTGCCGACGCCGGCAGGGATGCCACCTATCAGGCATTGCGCAGCTTGCGCACGGCTGTTGCCATGGACCTTGCAGTGCGCGGCGCGAACCTTGCTTGGCTGGTGGATGTCAGGACCACTGCCCCCATGCCGTCGCTGACTGAAGCCTGGACGCTCTACCAGGACACGACCAGGGAGCCGCAGCTTGTCGGTTCAGCGTTGCCGGCCCATCCGCTGTTCCTGCCGGTCAGCTTCCCGACACTCAGCCAATGAGCGAAGCGCATGGCGTGCCACCACGCGGAACGCCACCAGGGTCCACGGATACCTTGTCCCTGACGGTCGGCAATCAGGTGCTGTCAGGCTGGCAGCGTGTGCAGATGACACGCCCGCTGGCCGGCATACCTGCCAACTTTTCGATCGAAGTGACTGAGAAATACCCGAATGCGCCTGACATCGACCTGAAGGCTGGCCAGCCATGCACCGTCACCATCGGCGGCGATCTGGTGATGACCGGATACGTTGATCGCTATGCGTCATCCATTGCGTCAGGACAGCATACGATCCGCGTTGAAGGCCGCAGCAAGTCGCAGGACCTGTGCGATTGCTCGGCACTGGTGGAAGGTATCAGCGCAGGCGAGCAATCCGCTCCAGGGATGCAGGTTGTCAACGGCGACGCACTGACCATTGCGCAGCGGTTGGCCAAGCCTTACGGCGTGCCGGTGCAAAGCACCGCGACAGGTCTGCCGCAAATCCCGCAATTCAATATCAACCTTGGCGAAACCGTGTGGGACATCATCGACCGCGTGACCAAATACTCGCGGCTGCTGGTCTACGATATGCCAGACGGTTCGATCATGCTGGCAACCGTCGGCACTGAGTCGATGGCATCCGGCTTCGCCATTGGTGAGAACGTCGAGTCAGCGGATGTCATGTTCTCGATGGACCAACGCTATTCGGAATACGAGGGCCATCTGATCTCGGTCGCCGCACTTGGAACGGATGCCGGGGTGAACATGCCGCAGATCGGCGTGGTGGTGAAGGATGAAGACGTTCCCCGGTTCCGCAAGCTCTACGTGATTTCCGAACAGTTCGTGCTCGGCCAGCCACTGGCCGGTCAGCGTGCAGCATGGGAGAAGGCACGACGCTGGGGCCAGTCATTCGCCTTCAACGTGGTATGCGATGCATGGCGCGATGCAGCCGGCAAGCTGTGGGCACCGAACATGCTGGCACCGATTGCCGCGCCGCAACTGAAGCTGCCGAATAAATCCTGGCTGATCGGCTCCGTGACCTATGTTCGCGATGAAGCCGGCCAGCATTGCCACCTGTCGCTATGGCCACCGGAAGCGTTCTCGGTTGCGCCAACGTCACCGAATACCTTGGTCACGCAGGAAGACGTGAAAGGATTCAATCCGACCAAGCCGAATGCGGACAAGCTCAATCCTGCTGCCTCTACGGTGCAGACATGAGCAGCGTGACCGACCGGCTTTACCGGGCGGCGCGGATGATGGTTGCTCCGCTGAAGATCACCGCGACGGATGACAGCGGGCCGGTTCATCGCGTCCAGGTCCGAGGCTTCCCGCCTGAGACAATCGACGCCATGCCGACGTTGCAAATTTATGGTCTGGCATCGCATGCGCCGCCAGGATCAGACGCGATGGGGATCTTCGCGTCTGGCGACAGGTCGAATGGCGTCATCGTGGCAACCGGCAATCAGCAATACCGACTGCGCAATCAGAAGCAGGGCGAAGTCGCGCTGCATGACAATTCTGGAAGCGTGGTGAAGCTGGCGAACGGCGGCAACATTGAAGTGACCGCAACCGGCAAGCACACCATGACCGTTCCCCAGGTCGAGGTGAACGCTTCCAGCACTGTGACCATGACGACGCCGCTGGTCCACGTCGAGGGCCGGCAGACCATGGCGTATGAACCTGCCCAGCCCAACGAGGTCGCCACAAAGAACTACGTGGACACGCACGGCGGCGGGGGCGGCGGCACGCCTGGACCTGAAGGACCACCAGGACCACAGGGGCCGGCTGGACCGACAGGACCTGCTGGACCTGAAGGACCTGCCGGCCCGACCGGCCAGACCGGACAGCAAGGCCCGCCAGGACAGACCGGCCAGACCGGCCCACAGGGGCCGCAGGGCGCGGCGTCGACGGTGCCTGGACCGGAAGGCCCGACAGGACCGGAAGGCCCGCAGGGCGCAGCCGGAGCGACCGGAGCAACCGGACCACAGGGACCTGCCGGGGCAGACTCCACGGTTCCAGGTCCGCAAGGCCCGATTGGACTGACAGGACCTGAAGGACCTGCCGGCGCAACCGGCCCACAGGGGCCGCAGGGACCGGCATCGACTGTGCCTGGACCGGAAGGCCCGACAGGACCGGAAGGCCCGCCAGGAACGACTGGAGCGACCGGAGCAACCGGACCGCAGGGACCGCCTGGAGCAGACTCCACGGTTCCAGGTCCTGCCGGCCCGCAGGGGCCGATTGGTCTGACTGGACCGGAAGGCCCGACCGGCGCGACAGGTCCTGCTGGACCGGAAGGCCCGCAGGGGGCGGCATCGACCGTGCCTGGACCGGAAGGCCCGACAGGACCGCAAGGCCCGCAGGGCACGACTGGAGCGACCGGGGCGACAGGTCCTGAAGGACCTGCCGGAGCAGACTCCACGGTTCCAGGTCCGCAAGGCCCGCAGGGGCTGACCGGCGCGACCGGATCAACTGGACCGGAAGGCCCGCAAGGTCCCATCGGATTGACCGGCCCGCAGGGGCCGCAGGGTGCTGCTTCCACCGTGCCTGGACCGGAAGGCCCAACCGGCGCGACAGGTCCTGCTGGACCGACCGGCGCAACCGGACCGCAAGGCCCGCAGGGTGCGACCGGACCGCAGGGGCCGGGGATCGCAGAAGCGCCGTCGAACGGCTTGGTATATGGCCGGGTGAGTGCAGCATGGACCCAGGTGCTGCCCATCACTGGCGGCACGCTTACTGGGCCGGTAGGAGTCGGCCAAGGCGTCGGCGCGGTTCAGCTTGTTCCTGGGGATGCCACGCACACAGGCTATGTCGGCTTTTTCAATGCGGCAGGCACGCGGCAAGGCTATCTCGGCTTTGCCTATGGCGGCGACATTGTTCTCGCGCTGGAAGACGCGACCAACACGTTCAGTGTCAGCGGGAACATCATCACCAGCGGCGCGGCTTATATCTCATTTCCGACCGCGCCGAGTTTCTACTTGAATGGTGACGGCACGAACAACGTCATCAATTTTCAAAGCGGATATTACTTCGCCTGGAGCGTATCCAATGGTCAGTTGAACTATATCGCCAACAATGCCACTGCGATGTGGATCGACAATGTGGGTAACGCGCAATTCACCGGCAATATGGCGTGCCGTGCCGGCAACACCGCCATTGGTGCAGGCGGCAATGGCGTCATCATGCAGTTCGCGCCGGGCTGGTATTATGATTGGAACGCCACCAACGGCACGCTGACGTGGATCGGGCCGGGTGGTTATCTCTGGTATTGTGGTGGTTCCGGCGACCTGCACTTCATATCGGATGTGCATGTCCAGGGACGCGGTATTGAATATGACAATATCGGCGCGAGTGGCTTCAACTTCCGCTGGGACGGCGCCACCACCTTTATCCGCGTCGATAATGCGGCGGAATGGGCCTTGCAGGGCACCTCGGATGAACGGCTGAAATTCGACATCGAGCCCGCCAGCTTCGATTGCCTCGAGGCGATCCGCGCAATGCCGCTGCACCAATTCCGTTGGCGCGATTACAGCGACCTGTCCGCCGCGCCTGTGGCGAACGCCGATGCACCCGTGGTGCCGATCGGCCTCGTCGCACAGCGCGTTCACGAAGTGCTGCCCCACGCAGCCATCGTCGGCAGTGAAGAGGGAGCCAGCAAGGGTGCCACGACGATGTGGGCGATCAATGCCAACACGATGATCGCCGCGCTGTGCGGTGCGGTGCAGCAACTTGCTGCAAAGGTCGCAGACCTGGAAAGCCGGTTGAATGTCCTGGATTGAAGACCTGGGCCTGTGGATCATTTCTGACGGCACGCAGCCGCCGCCTGCCAATGATGCCGGCGATGTCTTCATTGCGTGGGATAACGTCAATGCGCAAGGCGACTGGTCGCTGGCAGAAGGCGACTTGCAGACCGGCCAGGACCTGGAGACAGCGTGTCTCGTGTCGCTGTTCACCGACAAGCTGGCGACGGCTGATTTCGTGCCAACTGACGGAACGTCCGACCGGCGCGGCTGGTGGGCTGATCCTTACAACGATCAGCCGCTTGGATCGAACCTGTGGCAACTGGAACGCGCGAAGAAAACCCGCGACACGCTGGGCCTTGCACGCCGCTATGCGTCCGATGCCTTGCAATGGCTGGTAACTGACGGCATAGCGAAACAGGTTGTCGTCAATACATCCTGGCTCGGCAACGTGGCCGGCTCGAATGCACTCGGCATCGGGATCGCCATCATCAAGCCGGATGGTTCCATGAGTCGCTTTGCCTTCGCATGGGCATGGCAAGGCTTGGCAGTCCTGCAATCGCCGATGCAGGTCCCGCCGCCAACTGTCTACCGGCTGCGACGAGTGGGGTGACTTAATGCCATATGCACGACCGACGCTGACTGCGCTGCACAATCAGGCAATCCAGGACATCACCACATCCGGCGTGCCGGGGCTTGATGGTCTGCTGCGCAATGCCGTCTTGCGTGTGCTCGCCTGGGTCATGTCTGGTCTGGCGTATTCAGTCTATGGGTATGTGGACTGGACGAGCCTGATGGGCGTGCCGTTCACCGCCCGCGATGAATACCTGGAAGGCTGGGCGGCGCTGGTCGGCATCTTCCGCAAGGATGCAACGGCGGCGAGCGGGACGGCACAGTTCACCGGCCAGACCGGCACGCCATTGCCGGCAGGCGCATCGCTCACGCGCCAGGATGGCACGCCCTACGTGTCAACCGAGGATGCGACAGTCGATGCAACCGGCAACATCCTCGTTCCCTTTATCGCCACGGTGACCGGCGCGTTGACTGACTGCGACGACGGCACACCGATCAGCCTTGGCGCGCCTCCATCCGGCATCAATTCCGGTGGCCTGACAGTTGGACCAACGACCGGCGGCGCGGATCAGGAACAGGACGACGAGCTACGCACCCGCATGCTTGAACGGTATCGCGCGCCACCGCAGGGCGGCAGCGTGGCCGATTACCAGCAGTGGGCATTGGAAGTGCCAGGATGCACGCGCGCATGGGTGCAGTATGGCGGCTATGGTCCAGGTTCCGTCGTGGTGCGTCCGATGTTCGATGATGTCCAGGCAGCGCATGGTGGCTTCCCGCAAGGCACTGACGGCTGCGCAA